CATTTTTGTGCTGTACAGTTCCAAAATACAGTCTTTGGCAATGCTCAGCTGCTCAATTACCGCCGCAAAGTCAGTGGCGTTGCCCCAACAGCCCGTCATCGGGTCGTGGATCATCACTTGCGCACCGGTGCGAATGACCACCCGGTCGCAGGCACACAGTATGACGGAGGCGATACTGGCGGCAATGCCGTCCACATATCCGACGGTCTCTCCTGCGTGTGCTTTGATGATATTTGCAATGGCGATCCCGGCGAACACATCGCCGCCGCCGGAGTTGAAGTGAATTTCAACCGGCTTGTCCGGCTCAATCTGGTTGAAGAAGTCGGCTACTTGCTGGGGGCACTTGTCATTGGCGAACTCGCCGCCGTAACCGCTGCAATCGTACATGCAAATATCGCCGTAGAAGTTCAGCACAGCTCTGTCCGGCTCATCATAGAGGGCACAATAGCCGACCTTTTCCCGCTGATTGCTCACACGGTTAAAGCGCTCAAAATTCAATACCTTGTTCATACGATCCTCCTTTCCGTCAGTCTGTGTTGTTGGTGCCATACTGGTCACCAACTCTATCAAGCGGAATGTATGTTCCGTTGACAATGGGGTTGTCTCCGCCCTGTACCGGCGGATTGTCTTCCAGCTCTCTGCACTCATTGATGGTAGCAATGCCCTTGTCCACCTTTTGTGCGAAGATCTCTGTTTGTGTCTTGCTGTCGGTCCGCAGTAGCACTTTGTCGTTGAACTTGTAGTAGAAGCCCGCTGCCCGCTGCGGATCTGTCAGGCACTTATAGTTCAGCTCCTGCTCAATTTGCGAGATGGGAAACAGCATTGTTTCTGTCAGGAACGCCAACTGCTGTTGTTCGCTGTTTGCGTAGCTGCTTTTTGAGTAGTCATTGATCTGCGTGGGCTTGATCCCAAACGCTGCCGCAAGCTGCAAAGCACCGTACTGTTTCAACTCCAAGAACTGGGCGTCTGACAACTTAAAGTCGATTGGCTCCAGTTTGAAGCCCGGCGGGACCGGAATAATGCGTCCGGCGTTGCTGGCACCTGCGCCGAATTCTTCAAACTGCGCAATCATTTTTCTTTTGGCACCCTCGCTTAACTCGCCTGTGTAATTCAGCACGGCCTTTCCTGTCATACCGTTCTTGAACAGCTTGTTTTGGTATTCCTGTGCAGCAATTTGGCCGTCTACGGTGGACCGCAGCAGTTCCAATACAGACGCACCTCGGTACCCATCGAATGTAAAGAAGTTCTTGAAATGCAGCACGGTGTCCGGGTCGAAGATATAGCTGTGCCCGGTATAGCGGTCTTGGTACCAGTAGTACAGCCCACCACCGTCCGTGCCGAATATACCGGCGTCGTCCACAAGCAGATTGACCTGATTAGATGGCATGATCCACAGCCCCTTGGCTTTGACGGAGCCGCCATACTTCTGTCGGGTGAAATCTTGCTGCACCCACACATAGGCGTTGCCGTAGTGGTCCAAGTTCGCCGACACGCTGCTCCAGAATGTTGCCGGTGTCATATATGGGTTGGGCCGCTCTGTCAGCAGCACCGCCATATCGTCCTTTTTGGCCGTTTCGATTTTACCCTCAGACTTTTGATAAAACTTCAAAGGCATTGACCCCAAAGTCTCTGCCTTTTTCTTCAGGCAAATGTAATAGGTCACATCGTTTTGTGGCCGCTTGCCGGATGTTGGAATGCCCAGAAATTCCAAGAGGCTTTCGTCCCCCGGCGAAGTGCTTGGCTGTACAAAGGCGTTTCGTACTGCCGTTGCGTTTTTTCGCAAATTATCAAAAAATGGCATTTTATTTCGCTCCCATCAGTGAAAGATATTCTTCTACCACATCGTCCAAGTTGACTGCCTGCTCCTCCTGCATTGCCATTAGCCAGGCGTCGATCAGCGCGTCTACCGGGTCGATACGGTCCGTCTTGACTTCCTTGTCGATCTTGACCTCCCCATAGGAATTGCCCACCGTCTTGGCGGACAGCATGGAGCGGGTCAAAAGTGCGTCGTCGCCGTTATACTCCACATGCCCTGCCTTGATCTCCAACCGTAGGTCCTCCGTAGGGGTTGACAGCACCCGGTGCGTTTGCGTTACGGACAGACAGGGGGCGATCTCCTCCAGGTCTGCCAGAAATGCAGAAGCGTTGTGTGGATCGTAACAGATGACTTGTAGATCCAAGTCATAGTCTGCAATCAGTTGCTTAAGGTAATTGAGAATGTAGCGGTAGTCGGTTTTCACACCGCCCATTGTCTCTGTTACCGTAATCAGGCCCTGCCGCACCCACACATCGTATGGGGCGTCGTCCGACTGTATATGTTCTTCCAGACGCCTGGACGGCATAAAGCTGTGACTGAACACAAAATACCGCTTTTCTTCGTCCACATAGTAGGGGACAACGATACTTAGACTGGTCAGATCGCCGCCGGATGACAGGTCCAAGCCAGCGTAAACCTTGGAACCGATAAAGTCCTTTAAGGTTCGGTTTGACGCACCTGCCGTCCATTCTTCGGCGTTGTCGATGTAGTTGTTGCCCGCTGCTTGGATCCAGCAGTTCAACTGCTTTACAACGAAGTCACGGAGGGTGTCTCCGCCCTCCCGCCGGGCCTCGTTGGCTGTGGCAATCATGTTACCCAGCAGATCCGGCCTGTCTCGCAGCAGGGGATTGGACTTTAGCCAGTTGGTTGGCTCGAAATAGTCATCTCCCTGGTCCATTTCTGCAATAAAAACAAATCGTGTCGGGTTGTCGAAAACGCCGTCCAAGATACTACAGCAGGTCTCATACATCTTGTGGCACGGATATTTGAGATTGAACCCGGCAGTAGTGATAACGCTGATCAGGCAGGACTGCATAAACTTTGTACCGCCCTCCAGCAGTTTATAAACCTGGTTGTTTTTATGGGCGTGGTATTCGTCCACGATCCCCAGGTATGGTCGGAAACCATCTATTCGCTTGGTATCACCGGACAGAGCGCGTATGCGGCTGCCGGTCAGCTTACAGTCAATGGTTGAGTTGTGTTCGTGCACATTGAACAGTGCCTCCAGGTCGTGGTCGCTGCGGATGAACTTCACCACTTCGTTGAATACGATCTTGGCCTGGTCTGTCTTGGTGGCTGCACAGTAAACCTGCGCATATTTGTATTTGGTGAAATTGCCGTAAAATGTGGCAAGGATCCCATTGAGTATGCTTTTGCCTTGCTGCCGTGCCAGTTGGATGTATGAAGTCCGGTACCGGCGGTGGTTGCCGTCTTTTGTTCGCCAACCGTGCAGGCTGCCAAGGATAAACGCCTGGAAGTCAGCGCAGACGAACGGCGTTTCTTCGTCGCCCTCGGCAATGGTCAACTTCTCGGCGAAGTTGATCAGAATTTGTGCTTGGCGTGGATCGAAGTAATAGGCGAATGGCACCAGGTCGCTTTTTTTCAGGTCATCTAAATGGCGCTGGCAGGCTTGAATTTCTCTTTTTCCGACACCTGCCACTTGCCCGCTGCATACCCGCTTGGCGTAGTCTGTCGTGCGATCAATCGGCAACATCATCACCGACCAGGAATTTGTTGACCGGTTCTTCCTTCTTTTTTGGCGCCACCAGTCCAAAGCGGGCGCTCATTGTCAGCCCAAAGTCGGCAGCGCCCTGTCGGCACTGCTGCCATAATCTGCTGCGGGCAATTTGCAAATTCTCGTATGTAGAGTTGTATGCCAGCGTAACGGTGCCGTCCGGTCGTTTAACTTCTTTCATCATCTGTGTTTTCGTTAGTTGTTTGGTGATTTCCAAGAAGTCACGCTCTACCACGACCAGCCGGAACAGCGCCTGGCTGTCCAGGTTGCTGACGGTGTTCTTTCCAAGCCGCAGCAGTTCTGCCACGATTTCATCGAAACGCTGTTTATACTTCCTGGGCGCGCCTTTTGGGTACTCAATATGATCAGCCGGAGCGACCAGTTCCCCCTGCCTGCGCTCTTCGATCTCAGCCTTAGTAAAGTGCTTCTTGCCTTTTGCGATAACGGCCATTCCGGTCACTCCTTTCCGTAATACTTCAAAAATAATCTATCTTCAGGTCTGTAAGCCTTTGATCCTTCGTGGGGAGTTTTCTCCGTAAGAAAGAGTGGGCGCGACTATCCCCGGGGTGTCCCAAACTTCCCTTGCACCCCCCCTCTGCTCCGCCTCGAACCGCTCCAGCAGCCGCCGCAAAAGCTGCTGCGTTTGCTTTTTTTCAGCAATAGAAGCGTCGTACAGCGCCTCAATCTTGTTGTGGTTGGCGTTGGTGAGAGGAAAAAGGTTGCGCTGATCGCAGCGATTGCTCCAGTCCTCGCTCAATGGCACGATATGGTGGACCATCTCGGCGTATTGGATCACACCATCTACATATAGTGCATACAGGTCCAGTCCTCCGGCGTGTTGCAAGCGGAGCGCTCTTGCTTTGCGCCATTCGGCGCTTGTGTAGAACGCATACGCTCTCTTATCTCTGCGGGTGGCATTATATTCCTTATGCCTGTCTGCTGCGTGTTGTGCACACTCCGGGCACATCTCCAGCGCCTGTGGAATGATCTTGCCGCAGCGGCACATCTTAAGCAGCGCCATTTCAATGCCTCCCTTACATTCCATTGTAGCGAATAGTTTCTCCACACACCATACAAGAAAAAAACAAGAAAAAAACAAGAAAAAAACAAGAAAAAAACAAGAAAAAAACAAAGAAAAAACAAGGAAAATACAAAGGAAGTGCGAGAATAAGACAAAGAAAAGAGGGTGGATACCCACCCCCCCCTAAGGCTTAACGCAACGCCTGCACTCCAATACACGGCCAGCCGCTTGATGACTTGATTGATCCAGTTATGTGGTGTGTTCTCGTGCGCGCCTAAACACTCCGCGATCTGTTCGTAAGTCTTGCCCTCGAAGTACTTTAACTTGAAAGCCACCATCTTCTGTTCCTCGCCGACCGCCGCATAGTCGGCTGCGATCTGTACCAGCGCTGCGTCTATCCGGCTTAGCAGGCGGCGCGTGTCCTCTTGGCCCTCCAGGTCTTCCGGCTGCACTTGTGAGCCTACATACGCCTGCATGGCTCTGTAATTCGCCATCAGTGCTTTTGTTTTCTTGACCGCTTCGTTCTTCTTTTTGTGCGCCATTTTTCCCTCCTCTCGCCCATCGTCTGCTTAGCCGTGATGACCAGCAGACACAGTGCAAACAGTATTGCACCTGCCACCACTGCCGTGGCGGCTAACAGTAGAAAGTGGATCAGTAGGCGAAACAGCAGCACATTAGCCATAGCCAGGTACTCAGCCATTCCGGTCACCGTCCTTGATCTGTTTTGCTTTGCCCACCGTGATCAGCAGTGCCGGTACTGTGCCACCGAAAACGAATTTGAAGCCTTTGATCTGGTGGCGCCACATCGCTGCGCCTCGCATTTGAATAACACCGAACTGAACTTCTGCGCCCGGATCAAACTGGGCAAGGTAGCCTTGCAGGTCTGCCACCTTGAGCGTTTCTGTTCTTTTCTTATTCCACAAGCGCTTTTTAATTTCTTCCATGTTTTCTCCTCTCCAGCTTTACAGTTCGTCTACCACTCTTTCTTCGCAGTGCTTCGTCAATTCATCATAAAGCGACTGGGAAACTTGCATTGATAGTTCTATGATCTGTGTCTTTGGCTTACAGTTGGCGCACCACGCTTTCATGTTGCCAGTGTTTATTCCCATTAGTGCGTATGGACCGTAAATGGTCATGCGGTGCCAACACACATCACGGTGGTAACATTGCTCGCAGGTCATTGTGCCACCTCCAAATTCCGTGCAGTCGACTGCAAAACTTGAATAACGGCGGCGGAGAGCTTGGCTCCGGTGGCCGGGTCCTTGGCATTGATCTTGCCGATCAGCTCCTGTACCTTTGCGGCGGTTTGTTGCAGTTCGGTGAAATACACCCGGCAGGCGGCTACATCCGTGTCTGCGCCCGCTGCCTTTGCTTGCCGAACAGCGGCGTCCAGTTTGGTGGCACTGCTGTCCAACTGCCGTTTCAGGTCTGCCTTTTCCTGCTCCAGTTTTTCCACAGCGGCTTTGGTCTTTTCCTCGGCGTCTGCCTTTGCCGTTGCCAGCTTAGCTTTGTATTCCTTGGCGGCTTCCTTTTTCGCTTCCTTTCGGATTGCCTCCGGGTCCGGCGCTGCGTCGGCCCGCTGCTGCAATTCTTCCAGCTGGGCGCTGTACTTGGCTTTAACTCCCTGCTCAATGGAAGAACGGAGTGTGTCCATGTCCACCGGCTCCGGCGCTTCGCTTAATTCGCTCTGTGCCTGGCCAAGATCAAAGGTCAGCTGTTCCGTCTGCTTCTTGTAGCGTTCCACCTCAGCCTTTAACTCCCTGACTGTGGCACTCTCCAAATCCACATCGGCCGCGAACTCTTCCCGCTCATAACTGTTGATTTGGGATATCAGCTCCAGCTTGGTGATCCCCAGGTCGGCGTGGTCGGCCATATACTTCTGACCCAGCTTTTCATAGGCTGATATGTAGGAATAGGCTTGCCGCTGCTTAATGCCGCAGGCTTGCTCGGCGTACTCCTCGAATGTGTCATAGCCCAGCTCCGTGTATAGACCCTCATCCCGCATAGTCTTAAGATCGTGGCACACATCTACCAGTGCTCTGGCCATTACCTGCCCATTGGCCAGGATCCGGGCGTGGGTGTCGTAGGCTTTCTGGGTTGCGGGCGTTACTTCTTGCATTGTAGTGATTTGGTTATCCATAAGTCCTCCTCCTTAACTGACTGCTTTTGCTTTTCTGTTTGACTTTAGATATGCAAGCCATGCTTGCATAAACTCCTGCACATCCGGTGGTGCGGGGCGGTTGTGATCGGCTCTGCACTGAACAACAGTGCCGTCCTTGAATTCTACGGTCACATAGGACTGATCCGGGTCCGACTGCTTTCGGACGAAAAGTATATCCGTCTTTCTGTCCAGGTACGGATTTGTATAGCAGGAGTACACGCAGTTGTGCTGGGCGCAGCCCTCTTTTAGCAGATCTTCCGGTCCCTCGGCCGGCCGAATGAACAGCCCGCTGCTGGCGTATGCATATTTGCGTTTCAACTTTGGCAGATCCTTAGCTAACTTCTTTGCCCGCTCGGCTTGCTCTTTTGCTTTCTTTTCATTAGCTCGGCGTGTCAATTCTTCGGAATACTGCCGGTGCAGATCTCGCAGATTCTGCGGTACGGCTACCTCTTTACGGTTAACATCCAGGCCCAGTCTACTGCACTGGTCCAGATAGTCACTGTAGTCTGACAGCACATTGGCTGGCGTTCCATATCCTCCAGCTGCCTGCCGGTTTACCCAGTTCACCGCCTTTTGCGGAGGTAGGTGTCTCCGCAAAACATCAAGCGCCTTATAGCATTTCTGCTGGCTCCAGCTGTGCTGAAAAACAAGAAAAAAGCGGAAATTTTCGTCTGTCATTTTGCAGCCGTATTTTTTCAATGCCTTTGTTGCTTTGAGTGTTGAACAGCAAATGTTGTCTTGCGTCTTTAACATACGGTACTCCTGCTTGGTCAGTCGCATAGCCTTGTAAGGCACCACTTGCTTGTAGTCCAGACCAGCTGTACAATTCCACTCCACCTGTTCGGCTACCAGGTCACCGTTGCCCTCTTTTATTAGACGCTCTGTAAGCACCGGGTACCGGCTATATTGATACAGTAACCCAAGCAGGTTGACCGGGTAGTTGGCTATAGCGCTACGGTACAGTTGCTGCGCACATTCGTGGTATGTCTCCCATGGCAGATAGCGTAGGTTACTTTTTTCCAACGCCTCTTCAAAGCCAAGCAGCTTTGCTCCCTCTCCCTCTGTACATTTCCAGTTGTTGTGATCCAACTTAACCGGCTCCACCGTGCACGGCAGTTTGCGTGTTGGTTTCTGCTTTACGCTAATAGACATACCGCCGCAAAAATAGTCGCGATCGGCTACAAAGTGCTGCCCAATGTTGAAGTATGCAGCGTACAGCAGTCTGCCCACTTCCGGTACGGCCTTAAAGTCATGTGTGTAGTCTTCGTACACCCGGACGAAAGAAAGCAATATACCGCCGTTCCTTGTCCGCTGTGCCACCGCTACTACTGCCGTGTTACACAACTGACTACGGCCACGCCCGGCGTCTTTGACTTGGACCTTGTGGCCACAGGCCGGGCAGCATACGGTGTCGTTATGCCGTGCAGAGCGGCAAGCTGCGTGTTTGTCCGTCCATAGTCGCATGTTCTCAATGTCGATCTGCACATCCTTGCCGCAAGCGGTACAATAGCCATACCTATGGCCGCATTCTTTGTGCTTAAAAAAATACTGCTCGTTGACGAACACCTGCTTATGTGCGAATGTCAGTATCTTTTTCTCCGGCAGTTTCGGGCGGCCGTCCCAGATTTTCTCTGCCTGTTCCTGCGTAAGCGTGTTCAGCTTTTTCCCCATATCTACACCTCACAGCAGATCCAGCAGGTCGATGATCTCCGCCTTGGTCTCTTCGGCGGTAAAGCCGTAATAGCCCGCTGCCCATTCGTACACGGTGTCATCCGGCACGGCTGCGCAGTTGCCCGCTGCTTGTTTCCGGGCGTTGCTGGTGATGTGATCCCAGCAGCCTTTCAGGCTCTTGCCCTCATCCAGCACCTTGTCCGCGTTTTCATCATTGACCAGGCAGTGGTCTATAATGTGTGAGCATAGCAGACGCACGGTGGCGCTACCCATCTTCTCCGCCTCCTGGTCGATCTTATCAATGGCTTTTTGGATTTTCTCGGTCATTTCAGCGTTACCTCCTTGATCTGCGCCAGCGCGCAACGCTGGCAGTGCTCGTCCAGTTCCGGCTTGTCCAGGCCGCACCGGTTATTGATTGAGCCGTAGATACACACATCTCTGCATATCGTCGCCAAGATCGCAACTGTAGTTTTTTCGTTCTCATTCTTCATTATTGCGCTCCTCAAAGGCCATACCGGCCACGGTGCCCAGGTTGATCAGATCCCGACATACAGCTTCTGATTTGGACAGATCCATTGTTCTGATCACGCCCTGCACGATCAGGCCGGACTTAACTACCACCAGGTCCCCGCGCCGGTACAGATCGTACCCCTCTTCTTCCTTTTCGATAGGTTGCAACGCTCTTTTGTTGATGAATGTCATGCCCGCACCTACAATCAGCGGTTGCCATACAGCGCCTGCGGCTACAATGCAGGTGTCCAGCGGGGCGGCATATTCTTCATCGGGGCATTGGTCTGCCAGCGGCAGATCCGCTTTCGGCATTCTTGTCATGATCACGCTGTCGTCCTCTGCCAAGTCAGCGACCATACGCAGCGTCTCCGGCGTGTATTCCGGGTGGCCGTACAGGATGTACCCGCAGCTGCCATTACTGAGCATTTGCTCGCCGTCTGGCAGGTCATATAGAAAATAGGCCTTGCTTCGCTTGCAAATTGATAACATTTTTTTAAAGTTCATCTGTCTGTCTCCTTTACGCTTATGCCGTGAATGTACAGCATAAGTTTTCGCTTGATGATGTATTCCTTTGTTTTTGTACCCTTGGTGTCCTCCACCACCCACTTCCAGGTGCCGTCCGGCTGGCAGACCTCATATACAAAGTCCGCTTTATAAATCACCGGGCGCTCTTTTCGGTATTCGCCGACCCCTGCCGGGATCAACTCATAAGGGACCTGCTCCCGCAGGTTGCGCACCAGGCCGTGCCGTTCCAACAGTTGCAGCTCCTTTGCCCGCTTGCACTCGCTCCGGCTGTCGTAGGTGCGACCATCTGTTTGTGCTTTTACCGCGTGATATTTGTTTTCGCCTTTTGCCCGCTGCCGGAGATACTCCTGGTACTGGGCAGCAGTCCAGTGTTCTTGGGTACCCATCAGCCCGCTGCCTGCTCCGCAGGAGCGTAAGCCATACGGATGAACTGGTGCTCCACTGCACCAATGCGCTGCTGCTCCTGCTCCAGGCACTTTTGCATATACTTGCTTGAAAGCACTGTCTCCTCAAACTCCCTGCGCAGATCGTCTGTCATACCGTACTGGCCCAGTCCCTTGGCGCTCTTAAAGGCGTCCCACTTTGGCCGGATCAGCGGATGGTTGATATTCAGCTTAAAGCCGTAGGCGTTGTGCGGTGCCAAGATCAGCTGAGTTTGGCGTTCCTGTTCCAGGTTTCGCACCTTGTCCCGCATTTGTTCCCATTGCTGTATGTATGTCATTTTGCCCTCCTAACACAGGTACCGTTGGGTTTTATCTCGTATCGGACAGACTACATAGGACTGGTGTTTGAACCCTGTTACTTCGTCTTCCCAGTTATTAAGTGTGTCCTTAACCACATAGTAGCCTTTGGGTGCTCTGGGTTCATCGCCCCAGTGATCACTATAGATGATCTGATATTCCGGCTCCGGCACCACAAGGTTACGGCTGCGGCTGTAGCACACCCTGGACTTGGCCGTGGTGTACTTGCCCTCGTGCCCTTGTTTGATGTGGGTCTCCTCGCGTAGGTACCCGCCGTAGGTGTGGTGGTCTCGATCGTCCACCGGTACATATTGCACGCGCCCAAAAGGCCACCGGGGCAGCTTAGCTATATCTATGCCCGATAACGCCATGTGCACATGTGGGTTCTTATCCGGCATTTCAATGGCTCTCATCCACTTGAATTCAATGCCGGCCTTTTTGTATGCGTAGCGCATACGGCTCATATACTTCTTCCACAGCCTTTTCATGGACTTTAAGTCCGCAGGCCTGTCCGATTTGCGAAATGTGAATGTGGCTGTCAGATCGCCCTCACCGAAGTTGGCATTGAAAATGATCTCCTGCTCCAGGCACGCCTGGCGGCTGTTGACTGCTGCCTGGGCTTCGCTGGTCTTGCCGTAGTTGCTGCCCCTGGTGCACTTATGCTTGCTTCCGTAGCGGGAGGAGTAATGCCGCTGAATGTATATGCACTTTCCGGCGCGTATGGTCTTTTGCACCCATGGCATTTTGGTTTGCTCCTTTCTGGACGGACCGGCACTCTATGGAAATGCTGGAAAACGCTGATCGGCTCCCGGGTGGAAAAGCAAGTTTCCCACCGGTTCACCGGCGTGTTCCACATTCCCACAGAGCACAGCTCCTCATTATGCGGCGCGGGTGCACACCCTGTTGCCGCCGGTCTCCTGCCTGCGCCTGAACCCGCTGAAGAATGCCAAGCGATATATATTTTTGCCGTTGGGGTTTTGCGCCTAAAAATAATACTTTGAACGAGGAGCAAAAAAGGAGCACAGACCCCTTTTTTCGCCCTTGCCGCACGGCTTGTCCTTGACTTCTCTGCGGTCCTTATATATAATGTAATTAGCGCAGGCGTTTTACTTTCTTTTCGCCGCCTGTGTTCAAGTCGACTGGTCGCTCAGTCGGCTTTTTCTTTTTGCCCGCCGCTTTGTTCGTCGCCATACTCCAGCGGCAGCATAATGGCTGTCACTTTCGGCAATTCCATCAGAGCCTTGGTTTTCCGCTCTGCGATGACTTCCAGCGCCTCGTAGTTGCCGTCGCCACGCACATACACGGTATCGCCGGCTCTGACGGTGTTCCACGGCGCCCGCAGGACAATGTGGTCCTCGTCCAGTTTAGCAATTACCAAATCAATGTAATCTTCCATTTTCATCATCCTTTCCAAGTTGAATGGCGTGCAGATACGCCAATTCAAAGTCTGTCAGCGGTGCTACCAGCACCACCTTGTGGTTTTCGTCCTCAATCACCAGCCGTTTATCCTGCTGCGGCTCGTCCTCGTCCTTGGGCAGCACGAACACCGCCAGGGCAATCAATGCGCAGCCGGTGCCGCTGATTGCCACAGACACCCACCAATAGATGTTGTCCACCACCAAGCAGCAACCAAACATCACCAGCAGAAAGCCGGTAATCACCAGGACCACGCCTGCCTTTTCTCGCTTCGTCATTGGTTTGTCCTTTCTTGCAGTTGACTGCAATTTAGTATTTTCCGGCGTTGTATGCGTGGAACGCCGGGGCGAACACAGCCAACTTTGTGCCGTTCTCTCCAAGCTGAATGAGAGGGAAGCCCGGGCGGTGCATATACTTCCTGGCAGTCGGAATGCTGCAATTTAGGTATGCCGCCACATCTTCCGGACCAAGATACAGCTTTGTACCCTTGACCTTGACCTCTTCCTCTACAGCTTCGGCGGTGCGGATCAGGTCAATATAGCTTTGCAGGCGCTCCATACGCTGCTGCACGGCGGCGTCAAAGTCGTCCATTGCCAATGGGCTGTCCTTGTTGATGGGTACTTTCATTGCTATTCTCCTTTCTTGATTAGGCCAGCCCTTTGGGCAAGCGGCAGAGCCGCAAGCTGCCCGCTGCACGGCAAAAGTGCCGATTGCGATAAATGTGATGTTGGGTGGGGCGGGCACCGGAAGCAGGGACATAGGGGGTAATTTGACAAAAAAGAAAAGAAAAAAGAGAAGAAGTGAAAAAAGGTCCC